AGGGGTAAAATGGAAATAATAGTATATTCAAAAAGTGGTTGTCCTTTTTGCGATAAAGCAAAGGATTGGTTTAACACACATCAATTTTCTTACACAGAAATACTAATGGATGATGAAGAGCAAAGACTTGCATTCTATCAGAAAATGAATGGTGTATCAGAAACGATTGATAAAGGAACTGAAGTTCGCAGAATTAATTCTGTACCACAAATCTTTATAGACAAAAAACATATTGGTGGATATGACCAATTGATGGAACGTGCTGATGAGATTCTTATGAAACGTTCTGGTGGACTTATGGAGTTTTCCAAAACTTATAAACCATTCCATTATCCTTGGGCAGTTGAGATTACTACAAGACATGAAAAGGCACATTGGATTGAGGATGAACTTGACTTATCAGAAGATGTTTCTGATTGGAAAGGTAACAAAATGAATTCAGTTGAAAAAGATTATATCACAAATATTTTACGTTTGTTCACACAATCAGATGTTGCAGTTGGACAAAACTATTATGACCAATTTATTCCTAAATTTAAAAACAATGAAATAAGAAATATGTTAGGTTCATTTGCAGCACGTGAGGGTATTCATCAACGTGCCTATGCATTATTAAATGAAACACTTGGATTACCTGATAGTGAGTATCATGCATTCTTAGAATATAAAGAGATGGTTAACAAAATTGAATATATGACAAAAGCAGATGCATCAACACAACGTGGACTTGGACTTGCACTTGCTAAGTCAGTATTTAACGAGGGTGTTGCACTATTTGCATCTTTTGTTATGCTACTTAACTTCCAACGTTTCGGTAAAATGAAAGGAATGGGAAAAGTTGTAGAATGGTCAATTCGTGATGAGTCTATACATGTAGAGGGTAATTCTAAATTATTCAGATCGTTCTGTTCTGAACATCCTCGTATTGTAGATGATGGATTTAAAAAAGAAATTTATTTAATGTCTCGTCATGCAGTAGAGTTAGAAGATAAATTTATTGACCTTGCTTATCAGATGGGAGACATTGAAGGATTACCAACAGATGATGTTAAGCAATATATAAGATATATTACTGACAGACGTTTATTACAACTTGGTCTTAAAACTAATTTCAAAGTAAAAGAAAATCCACTTCCATGGTTGGAATGGGTATTAAATGGTGCAGACCATACTAACTTCTTTGAGAATCGTGTAACTGAATATGAAGTTGCAGGATTAAAAGGAAATTGGGATGATGCATATGCTGTTGCATAAAGATCCTATATACGAGTAAATTTAAAGGAGCAATATTTGGTACACAAAATTGATATAGATGCAATCCATGAATTCCATTGTGAAGAATGTGGTGCAGAGGGTTCAATAGTCTATGTTGAAAATGAAGACGGAGATGAACCAGTATATTGCCCTTTCTGTGGAGCAGACATAAATAGTGTTGAAGAAGATGATGATATTGATGAGTTAGATTTTGAATACGAAGGAAGATGATTATACAAATCCATGGATTTACAAAGGAAAAGTATTTACTAGTAAAGACATTGGCGACAACATAGGATTTGTCTATATCATACATGACACTATAAATGATAAGAGTTATGTTGGTAAAAAGACTTTTGTCTCAAAAAGAAAATTGCCTGCACTCAAAGGTAAGACTCGAAAAAGAATCAAGATAGTCGAATCTGATTGGAAAGACTATTATGGTTCATCTGAAGAAGTAAAAATTTTACTTGAAAAAAATGGCGTTTTGAGTTATAATCGAACAATATTACACTTGTGTAGTAAAAAGGGTATAATGGGTTATCTCGAAGCAAAGGAGCAGTTCGATAGAGGTGTTCTGCTTTCTGATAAATATTATAATGGAATAATTAATTGTAAGATCCATAGATCTCACGTGAAGGAATTGATAACAAATGATGAAGATAAGTGAATACAAAGATATTAAAAAATTTAAATTTCTGTCTGAAGACCAAAATACAAATGATGTAAGATTAAGAGAGTTAGATTGGTTAGCACCATACATTGGTGATTGGGGACATAATTTAGAATTCGGTGTATATAATGCAGTGACAATTTCTTGTCTAGCAACTGCAAGACCTGACTTACAATTTGAAGGATTTGATTCTTTTGAAGGACTCCCATCAGATTGGGATATGGGATCTAAACAAGTTCGTGCTGATGCATTCGATCGTAAAGGTGTTCTACCAGAAGTTCCAGAAAATGTAAAACTTTGGAAAGGTTGGTTCTCAGAAACCATTATGGATTGGTATAAAACCACAGAAGAAAATCCTGAAAAGAAAATATCTTTTCTTCATGTAGATTGTGATGTTTATTCTTCAACAAAAACAGTATTAGATGATTTAAATAAACTTATTGTTCCAGGAACAATTATTCGATTTGATGAATTGTCTTGTTGGAGATATGTTTTTAATGAAGCATCACCAACTGGTCCATCGAATCGTGTTTCTTATACAACATGGCAAGAGCATGAATGGAAAGCAATGAATGAGTGGTTAGAAGTTTATAATCGTAAAGTCGTTCCTCTTTCTCGTAACTGGTTTCAAGGAGCAACTGTAATGGTAACTCAATAATGATACTCTCTCATGAACATAAGTTTATTTTTGTGAAGACTCGTAAGACAGCAGGATCCTCATTAGAGAAACTTGTGCATCCTTATTTGAATCCAGAGAGAGATATCTGCACAGGTTCAGCGAGAGACGAAACCTCACCAATCAATGCTGGTGACTATGGGGCAGATGGTCATACAAAATGGAGAACCATTGCTGACAAAGATCCTCTTCCATGGGAAAATTATTACAAATTTACAATCGAAAGAAATCCATGGGACAAGGTTGTTAGTTCTTATTTCTGGCATAAGAAAATCAAAGAGCATCAGTTTGGTGATTTGGAGTTTGAAGAATATATTAAAACCTGTCAATTGTTGCCAATTGATTGGGAAATGTATGCACACCAAGATGGTTTGCTCGTTGATGAAGTTTTCCTCTATGAAGATATGGACAAAATGTATAAAACCTTAAATGATAGATTCGGATTTAATATTACAAAAGAACAAAGAGCAAATACTAAACTTAAATCTGGTATAAGGAAAGTAAAAGATTATAAAGACATGCACACAAAAATCACAATAAACTTTGTATCAAAATTATTTGAGAATGAAATTAAAACATTTGGGTATTCCTATGAGTGATAAAGTAAGAATGTTTATAGGCACAAGTTCCAATGGTGAGGATGCTCTTGCTGAAATGGCATATGAGTATACATTAAGAAAAAATACAGAACGTGAATTAGAAATTGTTTGGATGAGAAAATCAGATACAGGTTTCTGGTCTGGGTTTGAAGATGAAAGATGGTCAACACCATTCAGTGGATTCCGATGGGCAATTCCAGAATATTGTGGATTTGAAGGAAGAGCAATCTATACTGATGTTGATATGTTAAACTTTGAAGACATTGGCAATTTATTAGATGTAGAAATACCAGACAATAAATGGATTGTTGCAAGAAATGGAAAACGTTTTGGTGGTAAAGAATTTTGTGTAATGGTTTTCAAATGTGAGAAGTTTAAAAACAATGCAATGCCTCTTGCTGAAAATTGGAAACATGTTGACAGTGCACACCATCAATTTATTCATTTATTCCAACAAGGAAATTTAGTTGGCGATTTAGACCCCAAATGGAATAGTCATGATGGAGATGTTATGCCTTGTAGCATTCTTCATTATACACATATGCCAACACAACCATGGAAACCATCATGGTTCACTGGTGTTTCAGAACCACATCCTAAACCAGAACTTGTAGAACTGTTTTGGAAAACAGTTGACGAGGCAGAGAAAAACGGATACAATAGAAAAGATTATGAAATAGATCGTGGGATAAAATATGGAATTATCGGAAAATAGATATGGTGAGGTTCCTTCTTCACCTGTAATATTCGCTGCAAGTGATGCCAAGTATTTTGAAAAGTTTGCACCTGCATATGTAGCAAGTATCAGATTAAATACATCATACAATATACATTTACATGTTGTAAATCCAACTAAAAAA